TGGAATGAAGATAATCGTGAGCATCTCATTATTGAGTTGGGTGACGTTATGTGGTATGTTGCTCAAGCTACAATGGCACTTGATATTTCCTTCGATGAGGTAATTGCTACTAACGTTAAGAAACTTGAGAAGCGTTATCCTGAGGGTAGCTTCGACCCTTACTTCTCAGAAAATCGTAAAACAGGAGACCGCTAATGGAATTTACACAAGAAGACTTATGGAATACAATTGCAAGACTTGGGTGGGACGTTAGAAATGACCACATCGCTATTGAGATTGGTGGCACTTGTGTTTCTGGTATTGATGTTGGTGATGATTACAACCGCAAATGGCAGTCTCCAATAGGTACTCGTAAGTATAATAAGGACGCATTCATTGTTATTAAAAATCTTTCTCGTAATGATGACACTAAGTCTCAACCCATGGATAGAGAACACAAACCTCATCACTCAGTATAAACCTCTTAACCTTCCCTAAATACCTGGGGGAGGTTTTTTATATGGCATATCAGAATATAGACAAGAGAAAAATTCTTAATGCTATTAAAGGTGACATGGCATCTAGAAAACTATTGGGTCAAGTTCTTGCAATCGCAGGACCAGCAGCGATATGGAGATACGAACCAGATGTTAAAAAAGGTGGAGGTTGGGATTTGTCTTGGCCAAAAGGAAATCAGATAACTTTAAAAACACAAGAAAGTTATATTACCGATATTATTGCCAAGTATAAGACATCAAAACTAATTCAAGGTAAAGTTGCAGACGGTGCTATTACATTGTTAATTGGACCACAAAGAGTAAAATTTGAGAAGACTGGTGCAACGACTGATGCTTCTGGTAAAAAAATATCCGAAGCAACTATGACTCGTATGCAAGAGTTGGGATCTGCTTGGGTATTTAAAAGAGCTATTCAAGATAATGTAGACTTCAGTAGTCCTGCTGTCATTAAAAATGATAAGGTGACGATGGATGAGTTGAAAAGGATATGGAAAACTATTGGTGGTGCTGATGAAGTAGGTGACGATTGGATTGATACTTTCTATAAACAAAATAAAACTCTGTTAAAAAAAATCGGAAGACCTGTTTTCACTGAGTTTAATCGTGAAGGAGGATTCATGGATTGGGTCAGTGACTTTGTTAAAACTAAGTATGGAGTATCTAAAAAGGATAATTGGAATCCTGCCGACATTTGGTTGATTCAGAATGAAGATAGGTGGAAGAAAGTTATTATGGATATCACTTCTCCAAATGGTAGACGAGGTAGAAGGTCGCAAACACTAGAAGAATTAAATACAGTATTCAGGACATTGTTTCGCCAGAGACAAATTTTTGGTGTCTCATTGAAAAAAATATCTGGCAAGGAAGCACAATATGAAGAGGTGAATGTTAGAGAATCATTCTTTCAAAATATTGAATCAATGACATTTTCTGTTGACAAACTTCAATCTTTTTGTGGCATAAAAGAAGATGGATTTCAAACACAAGACACTAGAATGTTTGTGGTTGATGGTGCTAAAACATATAACTTTCAAATTAAAGCAAATACCAGCACTAAGATGTCTGGTTTAAAATACGAACCTACAGCATCTGGAGCAGGTGCTGCTAGACTTGGTAAAGCAACTGTTGAATTGGTGGTGGATTTGCTGAAGGATAATGGTTTCACATTTAAAAAATCTGCAGATGATTATCCCAAAACAGCAGATGAATTTCTAAAGAAAGAGTCTGTATATAAAAAAATGTTTGCTGACTTACTTAAAGCACAAGTTAATTTTGGCACAGCATCAACTACAGACGATGTATTCAATAACTTCTTGTATGTCTTTGGCACTCAACCTCATGTTGCAAACTCCAAGCTGCAGCAACTGACATTCTTACATTTGGCTACAAGTCTTTCTTCAGACGAGCTAGACGAGTTTGGAACTGATATGGTATGGTTGGCAATGAAAGCGGGTCGCCGCTATGGTCCTTTCGCTAAACTCTACTGATGAGTAAGAATACACACCTAGAGCATCTTGAGGATAGTATCTTGTTCGACGGTAAGCAAGGTGCTGAGGATGCGTTTAAGTTTCTGGATTTACTAGCACAAACTTTCTCTGGTAAATCATCTAACAACTTTAAGATTACAACTAAATGGGACGGTGCTCCTGCTATTTTTTGTGGAGAATATCCTGGCACAGATAAGTTTTTTGTGGGTACTAAATCTATCTTCAACAAAGATGCAAAAATTAATTTTGCTCCAGAAGACGTTGATGAAAATCATGGACATGCTCCTGGACTAGTAGATAAACTAAAAGATGCTCTAAAGTATTTTCCTAAATTAAATGTCAATGGAGTAGCGCAGGGTGACCTGTTGTTTACAGATGATAAGAAGACTGAGACTATTGACGGGAAAAAATGTATTACTTTTAAACCTAATACAATTACATATGCCATCCCTGAAGACAGTGACTTATATGAAAAAGCAAAACGTGCAAAGATTGGTGTAGTATTTCACACTACATATAATGGTAACTCTATCGATAGTCTATCTGCAACTTTTGGATATAACATTAAACGATTGAAATCTAGTGCTGATATTTTGGTCTTGTCTGCAGAGACGGACCAATTAGGTAAAGATGTTATGTTGACGGATGTGGAGAAGAAGAAACTTATGAGGATGAAAGCTGCTAGTGCGACTCTAGTGAGAGCATCTGGTGGATTCCTTGACGAGGTTGCTGCACAGATTGAAGCAAACGACCAGTTGACTGTTGGTCCCAGATTGAAAATCTATTTCAATACTTATGTCAGACAGGGACGTAAGGTCAACAACGCAAAGCAGTTTGTCAATAACTTCAAGAAATATTTTGAGGGAGAAGTGCAGAAGGCAGTTGCCAAGGTGAAGACACCTAAAGCGAAGGCAACCAAACTTGCAAAACTATATGATGGTCTGAATTTCATTGAAGCAAATGAAGCACAGATGATTAAGGCAGTTGGACTATATACAACATTGCAGAACGCCAAAACATTCTTTGTCCGTAAACTGGAGAAGGGAGAGAAGATTGGCACATATCTACAAACAGAAAATGGTTATGAGATAACAGCACCAGAAGGATATGTTGCTATCAGTGGGGGTAGGAATGCAATCAAACTGGTTGATAGATTATCATTCAGTGTTGCAAACTTTAATGTATCTAAAGACTGGGTAGCAGGAGATAAATGAGTAGAGTAGTAGTTGCCTGGGGTAGATTCAATCCTCCAACAATTGGACACCAGAAACTTATTGAGGCAGTTGCTAAGATTGCCAAGGGAGATGATTACTTCATTTATCCTACTCATACTAATAAGAAACCAAAAGACCCTCTGCCATCTAATAAGAAGGTTGAGTATATGAAGAAGATGTTTCCTAGTCACGCAGCACATATTATTTACAATAAAGATGTGAATACTATTATAAAATTATTACAGGAGTATCAAGGGACATATACTGATTTGACACTGGTTGCTGGGTCAGATAGAATACCTAGTTATAAAGCACTGCTTGATAAATACAATGGTGTGGAATATACATATAGAAATTTAGATGTAGTCTCTGCTGGTGAGAGAGACCCAGACGCAGATGGTGCTTCTGGTATGTCTGCGAGTAAGATGAGGGCAGCTGCTAAAGATATGAATACAAAAGTATTCCTTTCTGGCATACCTGACACTTTACCAACAAACCAAAAAATATTATTGATGCAAGACGTAAGAGAAGGAATGGGATTATGAAATCATTTAAAGAAGTCTTTGAGCAGTCGCAACAGAAGTCTTATCGTCTTGGTGAAGTATTCTCCGAAGGCGATTGGGTAAAAAATGTTGATGGACAGGTTGGTAGGATTCATCGACGTGGTATTAATTATGTTATTGCTGTCACCGAAGAAGGTGATATGTTTCGTGCTTGGGTAAAAGATGTCGCAGAGCACAAAGGATATGAGGACGAAAATCCAACCACAGCAAAAGATACAGTTCAGACATTTATAAATAAAAGTAAACGGAAGTCGAAGAAATGAAACCTTACGATACGGTTAATGATGATTTCTCCAAATTTATGATGGAGAGAGCAATTCTTGGTATGACTGGTCAAACTTCATATGGTCAGATTGAAGAGAAATGTAACAAGACTGGTCCAGGNNNTTCCTGCCCTGNGCATGGCGATGCTGATTGCAATTGCTCCAAGCAAAATCGCAAGGAAGAAGTTGAGATTGAAGAAGGTCTCAAGCAAGCACGTAAGAATGTTGGTATGGACCCCAACAAACCTTCATGCTGGAAAGGTTACAAAGCATCTGGCACTAAGATGAAAGGTGGCAAGAAAGTGCCTGATTGTAAGAAAGAAGAAGTTGGGATTGAAGAAGGTCTCCAGGGTGGTCAAAAGAAAATTGATGCTAACAAGAATGGCAAGATTGATGGCCATGACTTTGAGCTTCTTCGCGGCAAAAAAGGTAAGAAGTCAATGAAAGAAATGTGGCAACTCGCTGCAGAAGCAAAAGCAAAGATTGAAATCATGCCTGAGATTGATGACCGCGACCCAGGTAATGTCAAGAGAAAAAATGAAAAGAAAGTAGAAGAATCTTCTTGTGGTAGCAGTAAGAAAGCGAAGAAGTATTGATAGGATAAATATATCATAATCTATATGATAAAAAATCATGCTATCCTTTTTACTTCCATTAGCATCCAAAATTATTTCTGATGCTGTTGCTAAAATTCCAGAAAATGAAGAACTCGGTGAGAAGATGGTTGAGATCTGTCTTGTTATTCTTGCTAAAGCGGTTAAGCTAACCAAGACTGACATGGATGATCAACTACTAGAAGTTGTCACCAAGGCTATCAAAAATCGCGAAGAAGCATAATCAAAGGGGCACAAGCCCCTTTTTTTATAAATATACTTTAGATATAACAACCGTTAGGAGAATTGTACCATGCCTCTATGGGGAAAGACAGACTCTGCAGGTGCCCGTCCATCGTGGTATACCACGTTGGAAAATATGGATACTGCAGGTAGACAATTAATTTTTATTGATAATACCGAAGCAACTACAGAAGTAAACCGTGCTAGAGGATTCAAATCTCCTGGTTGGTGGGCATACTATACTGTCGAGCAATCGGATGGCACTCTACGTTATAGAGGTCAGGAATGTTTAGTTGCTATTTCTGAGACAGCAGCAAATGCTGGTGACCAGGCAGACGACGCAGTAGCAGCAGATTCAGCACCTGCAGCAATCGTTGTTGATACACAACCTTCAAATGTCGCAGCTGCGGCAGACCCAACTGGGGCGATTAACTTCGCTGTAGCTGCTTCTGGTGGTGGCGATACCCTTGGATATCAGTGGCAGTATCAGACTGCTGCTTCTACCACACGTTGGAAAAACATTACTGACGGTGGAATCTATGCTGGTAGCGACGGTCCACAACTTGATATTACTGACGCTGATAAAGAGACCTACGATGGATACAAATTCCGTTGCAGAATCTCAGACTCTGGCGGTGCTTTAACAGTAACATCTGATAGTGCAAGCCTAACATTCGCATGATAATGTGATATGATAATTAATGAATTGAATGATGATAATTGGTTATTTTTTGCAATACAAAATTATAACAATCCAACATCCGTAACGTATGATGATTTTGAAGAAGATTTGAAGAGATTCAAATACATCAAAAGATTACTCAGACGTTACGAGATGCATGGAGAGTTAAAAACTCATTTGATTCTAAACCATATTATTGTTTTATATAATACCTTTAATGATGCTGCTACTCCACTTTTGTTTTACAAATTAGATTGTAAATACTGGGGCACAGTAAAGGCATTTATGGAATACCTAAATAGGTTACCGCTTGGCGTAGATAAATCTGATATAGATGACCGATGTCTGAAAAGTCTCAAACTAATTTAAATGAAATGGTGGCTGGAGATGGTAGCGGTCTTGCTATGCCTCCCGCTTTTGTTTTTGTTAATACTAAGAAGAGGAAGAGCCTTCTTAAGCGTAAGAAATCTGATGAAAGGATTGATGGGCGTAAGAAAAGTGCTCGGAAACTTGTAAACCGTATCTTAAGTAATAGATCTAAAAGGAAAGGAAAAATGTCTGAAGAGAATACTAGTGTGAAATTAAGTGAAGCAGAACAGTCTGCCACTGAAAAAGCACAAAAGCAAATCAAACAGCAAAAAACTCTTAAGGGTAGACAGGAGCTTCAGAAGAAGCGCCAGGACGCCAAGAAGAAAATGCAAGATAAGCAGGGTGAAATGAATACCCTAGTTAAAGCACGTCTTGATGACTTCAGAAAGAAGGCAGCTGAGAAGCAGACAAAAGCAACCAAGCAAGTTGAAAAAAATTCTTATAATCCTGAGGGTGATGTGATTTCAGAAAATGTTGGTCCTAATGCAACGGA